ATTTGGAATATATAAAATACTACTATACTACGAATATTTAGTAGAGGGGGTAAATTTCAATAATGCCCAAAATAAAGTGTTATACCATTTTCACTGTCTCACCTGGCACACCTCTATAAGTAGCTATAATACAGCAAGTTAAGTGAGACAAAGACTGTGCCACCTAAAAACCGTGCCTGGCACAGTGGCACAGTTTGAGACGCAAAAAGGGCACATTCCGAAGAATGCACCCTTAAATCGTGTTTTACTTGAACTTCACAGCTATATCTATGTTCGCTTTTGTTTTGGGGTTTTTGTTAGAAATGTCATAGTCCACCGACTTGACGCCCCATCTAAAAAAGAGGAAACGTTTCTTTCTAATCGAGATTACCCCTACTATCGTGTCATTACCTTGGTACGAAAGTTCCGTGCTGTCTCCTCTTTGTTCTGCTCTTATCGTGTTCCACGGGTCTCTGTATTCGGCTATTGCCACCCCATTAACCGTGTCGGTTCTCACAACCTCCTTAATCACTGTTTTTGTTACTGCCTTGCTAACTGAAAGCGCGTCTTTCAAACGAACGTCCAGCGCTTTCACCTCTTTATATAGGTCTGCGTTCTGTTTCTTTAGTTCCTTCGCAGATAACTCCAAGGCCTTACGCTTCACAGCGGCATCACCCAACTTCGATATGTATTGTACTTCGGCTTCGTTCATCGCGTCTATATTCCTATCCAGGCGCTCTATTTCGGCTTTCTGCTTTTTAACGGTATCTATTAACTTAGATATGATACCGCCAACAATCACGATAACAAAAGCCAATATCATGACTTGCTTAAATCTACTCATACTTAATCGCGTTAATACGGTTCATCCAGCCCTTTCTGTACTTCTCATTCTTCGGACGGGCCTTGCATATCTCGTCGATAAACTTTGCCCGGTCTGCCTTTATGGCGTCGAACAGCTTTCTCGGGTCTGCTGCGTTAATGGCTGCGATAGTCTTTGGCCCTACAAGCCCATCGGCTACCACGCCCAACAGCTTTTGGGGCCTTTTAATGCCGTGCGAACCCGAAGCCCAAACCCAATCGACTAAGATATTTGCTACCGACTGATTTTTAATCTCATCGGCTTTCCACCTATCCCAATACAATGACTTGAATACGTCGTGCCAATCGGCATCGGATATGTTTTTCAAGTCCTCAACGGTAGGGGCTTTTAACCCCTTTTTCCGTCTGTACTCGGTAAACGTGCCTATAGTTATGCCTTTGTTGGTTGCCCCTCCTAAGTCGTCCGGGTCATTAACGAAACCGCCTTCCCACTGAAGGATGAACGGTACAAGTTTACTACTGTTCGCCATCTTCATTCCTTTCTTCTATGGGCAAATCATATTCACCGTCTTTAATCTTCTTTTTAAGGCTAAAGTATTTGCTATTAGCAATACTGTCAAGCACTTTTATAAACTCATTAGACGGTTGAATAATGCGTAGGTTCTTGGTTATGTTCCTCACGTATATAACAAGGAATATACCAGTGAGGCCCTTAATTAATAACCGATAATCAATGCCCGGTTCTAACATATTACAAGTAAGAGCAACAAAAAACAAAATAGCACTCGTTAGAAAAAGCTCCTTAACGGCCTGCATTGTCTTTTTGTGCTGATACGGTTTGCCCTTTCGGTGGTCTGCGAGATACCCGGCCAACCAATTAAGGGCGGTCACTATCACAACAATGAATATAAAGTCCTTCACATCCGAAACAACTGTCAGAACGGTAACAGCGAAAAACATTCGGAAGTAAGTTTCCAGACTTTCTATCACTTGATAAGACTTATACGCGAGTTCTGAACTACGCATACCTTTATAAACCCGTCCTTTTTCATACGGCAAACCAAAGGTTCTAAAAGCAAATCGGCTTTGCCCCGTTCGGCCTCAAACCGTTTAACTTTACTTGTATCTGGAACAACTATTGAACCGCCATACGTCTGAATCTTCATCCCGGTAGTTGTACTGTTTTGGTCTGCTATCTGCAAGTAACGGGCAAAGGCATAATAGCATATAACCTTTTCCGCACCTGCGAAGCCCGCACCGTCCGCGATGTACTCTACCGGGATAGCCTCGTACATCGCCCCCACTTGGGGCAATATGTCCAATAGGTCGGCCTCAAAGAAAGCCTTCTCTATCTTATTGTCTTTTACGTCCGTCGCTATCTCAAACAGCGTTCTGAACTTCTGAATCGGGTATGCCATTTTCGTTATCAAATTTATTTTCAATTTCAGTTACTGACGGGTCAACCCCGAATACCTGGTACAATTCACGAGAAATACGTTGCCGTACCTTTGCAAGGCTGTTTCTATAGATACGTTGCATCTCCTTCATAACCTCACCGGAAGCGTTCGAGAACGTCAACAGAGAGCTATCAATGAGAGGCAACGGGATGTTATACGCCGCGATAGCGATATCCTTCCGTAATGGCTCAACATATGCCCTGTACAGCTCCCTATCAATCGGGCTGCCTAACTGGTCAACCTTGATAAACGGTTTGTCCGTGGCTACGTTCTCGTCGCGAACGGTAAGAACTGAACCGGCGTTCTCGCTGCCCATCATCTCGGACAGTGTATCACGGAATTCTTGCTGCGCCTGCTCGGTCTCGAAATCACCGTGTGAAACAATGCTGCACATGTGAAAACCACGTCCCAAAGTACGGTTAACGTAACGTCCGTTCTTGTCCTCTGCTCCCATCTCGTTACGTACCGCGTGGAACGTGCTAATCGGATAGGGTCGGGTGGTGCTAAGGTTCACATATAAAAGTTGTCCTTTGTGGTTCTCGATACCTCCGCATTCCTCAACTTCAGCCGCGAAGTTTTCGGGGTTGAATGTGGGGTAAACAATTGAATTACCCTTAACACTCGTTGACTTTACACTTTGTTTTTCCCAGTTATTAAAAACTCGCCAACTCTTTACGGTTGGGTCATTCTTATAATTGTCGTTCATCTCGGCACGAACGTATTCAAACGGGACGTTGTACACGTTTCGGGGCTGATAGCCTGCTGGTGTCAACCCATACTGGACTACCCAAGCCCAGCCCTTAAAACGTGCAATGTCGTTTGCCGTAGCTTCTAACACATCGTTCATGTTACAGCCGTTGCCGTTCGTCATTTCCGCGAATTCCTTGTTCTTGAAACCTTCACAGATTATATTTTCCGTCATCTTTTCAACGGCCGCGCTCGCTGTCTTCGACGCGTATATGAGTTCGGCGATTTCCTGCGGATATAGGTTTCCCTCTCCGTAGTTAATCACTCTATCCCCAGTATTCGCGGAAAGCTTAAGCGCTTTTTCTACTAATAATGCTATTCGGCTGTAACCAATCATGATGCTATTCTTTATTAATTTCTACAAAACAATCTCGTATGCCGGGTTCTCCTTCATAAGTCGTTCGGCTATCTTGTCCGTCATATTTGCGGACTTGTAAACCACGCCATCCACGTAATGCACGATACGGGCACCTGGTTTCATCGCCCACCTATAGACAATTTTAGCCAAATACTTCGTTTCGTACCACAAAGATAAAAATTCCATATCCATATGGCAATTGGTATCAAGTTTTAGACCCGTCATTGTATAATACGCATCTAATTTCTCTTGCAAAGTTACTTCCTTTGGTTGAGTAACTTCCGGGTCAGTGCTTTCGCCCTGCCCGGTAGTGTTAGTTAATTCTTCGCTCATTTTCTTTTTAATTAAGTTGCTGGTGTACTCAATGCGTCGTAATCTGCCCTTGTCAAATAATGAATAGTAGTACCTACTTGCCAATCTTCAACGCCAAACGTGTATGTTACATATGCGCCCGCGCTCGAATCGCCGGACATCGCGGTACAAACCAAGGGTGCGCCCAAACCATAAACGCGTACCGCATCGCCGTGGTCTACCGCGATAACGAGTTCTGCGCGCGGTAACGTACCTACAGCGCCCAAGGGCGAAGCCGAACTCACCAGCGCGTGTGAGCCGCCGAACGATTTAAACGTAATCGATACGTCATAAGCCCCAGGCATAACATCCTGCGATTTAAGTCCTACTGTGACAGTAAGGGCGTTATTAACCGCCGTAACGTCATAGCCTACTTTCGTAGGTACACGGGTTATGACAGCGGCACCATCCAGGCCGACTGTAAAACTCGCTACATCGGCGGCGTTTAAAATCTTTGCACTCACTGGCTTGCTTAAGTCTGCCCGGTTTGGTGCGCCGCACGGCATTGCCAAACTCGCCGCAATATTTCCTATACATGCCATATTATTTTTTCCTTTCTTTTTTAGTTAATTATTATCCTACTGCTCCTGCGTACATCTCAGCGTACGCAGGAAAGCTTAAAACTAATTGGTCTTCTCCAATAACGTTTTCCGGGGTTTCCAGGGTAAACGAGAACCATCCGCCGTTTTCGTGAGAGTTGTTTTCGATAGCAGTTGCGGACAAACCGTAATACATACCGTAAACCCGCGGGTCACTATCCCCGGCTGGCTTTACGCACACCACAAACTGACCGTTCGTGAGAGCGCGAAGAATGCCGCGTAACGCTATAGCGTATGTATTGGTTATAACTCCGCTAACCTTGTGCGCATAAGCATTCGGCGCACCGTCGTTAACCCTTAGAGCACTTGACACAACAAGCGAGCGCTTAACGGTGTCAATCTTATAAGCCGTAGCACCTGGGGCTAACGTAATACTCACATTGGAATCACCGCCCACGGCGTAGGATGCTATGTCGGCCTTGTTAATAATAAACGCGCTAACCAAACCAGTAGCGCCACTGTCGCAATCATAGGCAATTGCGCTTGCCAATTTTGAAATACATGCCATATCTTTAAACTACTACTTTTGATTTGATTGAATTCATTGCGGCTGGCGCCATAATCGTAAAGTAATTACCTGCCGAACCTTCCGGGGCCGATAGTGTAATGGTAGCCAACGCTGCATTCGCGTTGCTGTCCCAGTCCATCCCGGAGCACTCCAGTGGGGACGTATAACCGACCACTGATAAGGTACCGTCATTACGTTCGACAGCTACATAAAATTTTCCAGCCAGTAGAGAGCGCGCCCGAAGAAAGTCCTCGTCTGACGTCATAGGCATTTTGAACGCTACATTGATATCCAATTTCGCGGAAGCGTCCAATGCCCGAACAGAAGACGTGATTTGTATGTTTTGTTTATACCCTTCCACAAGAATCACAGCCGCGCCAGAGGCCACCGTAGCTGCCGTTATCGTAGACATAGCAACGCCAGCTACTGTAAACGTCACGTCCTCCGTGTGAACTAAGTATATATTTTTGATGCCAACCTGCGGAATTGTACACCCAACTGTGACGTTTCCGCTAAGCTTATTTAAACAACCTTTTGCCATATTATATAAAATGAAAAAGGGGCTGGGTTAATATCCCAACCCCTTTTATTGTTAATACTAATTTTCATTAAACAGAAGCGTGCAACCACATCTGCATTTTTTCGGGTGCTACCAGCATGGCGTCAGCCGCGAACAAAGTCTGTGAGTAGTAGTTACGAGTTTTTGCGTCCTGGATGAACGGTGCAATGTTAGTAGAGCTACCTTCCAAGGCAATCTGAATGTTTTCCTTCGGTGTGAACACTATGAAAGCATCAGTGTTGCCGTCAACCAGGGCAGCGTTAGACACGTGGCGCAGTTCTGTAATCTTGTACCCCTCGAAGAAGTAAACGGGTCTACCGTCTACAATGTCACTTTGTGCAGCACTGTTATCACGGTCTTGCAAAAGGTTCTTATAAAGGCGCATAACGTTAGATGTTACGAAGAATTCCGATGTGTCGAGTGTATCGGGGCGTTGTGCGTCGATAGCTCCACGAAGTGCAGCAAGAACGCCTGCTGTGTCGAGCGTCAGAACGTTTTCGGTCTCTCCGCTATCCTTAAACTGCTTGATGATACCACCGCGCGTAAAGATACCGTAGCCCGTAGCCGCTGCCTTAACGTCACCGTCCAACCAAGCGAGGCGCAACAAGTCAGCTTCCAACACCTTCAATACTTCGGACTGAATGAAGCCGGCCAAATCGGTTGCGGAAAAATCGTCTTCGAGGTTAATACCGCGTGCCACCATTTTACCCCACAAAGACTGCAAACAGATTTCGATAGGCAGTTCGATAGGCGCGTGTGTGTAATACTTAACCTTATCGGCAACACTATTGTAGAAGTATTCACCGCCACAACCTGCTGATTTACGCAAAGCTTTGTCTGCTGCTGTAAGGGAAACAACTGGAGTGTTGTTAGCGATACCGTTAAGCACGGTGATACCGTTAGAAATCTCACCAGCCAGGCCAACGGTCAAAGAGATAACTTCGTTCAAACTGTTAATATTCAGTTTGTTAAGATCTGTAAATGTAAATGCCATAATTTCTTAATTTTTTTTTTTGATTTGTTATTTTTTGTAAAATCTCTTTGCCGCTTCGGCTACCGCGTCACGACTAAGGGCTGTTTCTTTCTTCTTGTCCTTTGGGATGTTTACCGGGGGAACACCGGGTTTCGGTGTTGCGCGGCTAAACTGTGCGGTCATCGCTGCCACCGAGGCGGTCAACGTTGCGATAGATGTCTCAAGTGCTGCGATACGGTTAGAAAACTCTTCGGGTACGGCTGCTGTTTCGGGTTCTACTACCACTTTTTTGGGTTCTTCTGCCTCGTAGGGCTTAACCTCGGTAATCACACCGTCTTCGATAGTGATAACCAAAATACCTTCCTCGACTTGAATCTGTACTTCACCATCCGGGTGAACGTTGCCTTCTCTATCAAAGACCTTATCACCAATAGCCATCACCTCACCAGCCGCCTCAATAGTAATGCTACTACCGTCCACGGTTTCTACTGTTTCCGTTGCGAACTGTGTCTTCTGAAACAAGTTTGCAAACGAGCTGAAAAATTTGTTCATTTTTTTCTCTGTTTTATTGTTATTAAAAAGGCTTTCCGTGGCGGCTGGAAGCCCCACTAAATCACATGAATACAGTTCTACAAACTCGGTAACGTCAAGAATACCGTCATTCAATTCTACCGAATTGTAACCAACTACAGAAACACCCAGCATATCGGGTTCTTTTTCTATCATGGTTGCGATAAACTTCGCCTCGTTGGGGTAGGCTGTCTCAAGTGCTTCGGACATCTCGAAATCGGCAAAGGCCGCGCCATTCTCGTAAACGAAATTAGTAAACTTGCCTAAATACCCATCCAGCATATCACTGCCGTTGTGGGTACGTCTGCAATGGACGGGCCTAAGGTTTCCGAGCGTTACAACACTGTGTACAGCCGCGTCGGTAATCGAAAGAGGGTATTCCCCACCTTCGTACATCCCAAAGTTGGTTGTTAACCCGGCTTGAATAATTCTAAGCTTTTTAAATTTCATAAAAATTGTTTTTGTTGTAACACGTGCAAAGATAGCGCCTTTTGCATTAAGCGCCATCCCTGTACGAGTTGATTAATATTAGAAAGTTGCGAAGCCCTTGACTACCGCCACGTCATTTTGTCCTGCGTTGATGTCCTGCACCGATACAACCGGGTTAGGCATGTTCATAACCGCGTCGATAACAACCCCTGCCAGTTGGTTAATGCTTTCGCTTGATAGGCGCACGTTATCGGACTGCCTAACCATTCGGTTTGCTTCGGAGATGCTTGCGGCCATACCGCCATCAGCAAACTTGTAAAGCCCGGATGTACCGAAAGAGTTACCCCCGTGTGCCTCGTTGAGCGCGGATAGGGCGTTAATCTCGGCACTCGCCGTCTTCTTCAAGATATAGACGTTCTCACCGCCTTCTGCCTCGAACACTTGCCCGTTATCGCCCCGGAACGTAACGCCGCCTTGTGCATGGGAACGCCCGTATATCATACCGCCCTTTGCATACTTCTTGACTGATGTGTTAATTTTCGTATCGGGGTCTTTCTGTTTTGCAATCGTAGCGACTTGTTTCATACCGAACGCAATAACAACTGCGGCTTGCGCAATACCGAGAATACCGCCTTGTGCCAGCGCTTTAGTTGCCCCGATATACGTATTGATGGTTGCTTGAACCACACCAAACGCTTTGCCGATAGCACTCTCTTCGCCCAGCAAATTAGACATCTGCCCTGCGAGACCTGCTGTCATTGTCAGCTCTGCGTTAACGCGCGCCCTGGTGTTCTCCTCCTTCGCCTTCTCGTATTTGGACTGTATCAACGCGGTGTCCGCGCCTATCTTCTCGGCTGCTGCAATCTCCTGCGCGTATTGTGCGTCAAGTTGCGCTTGCCTTAAGTCGTACTCGTTTGTTATTTCCGCCATCTTAAGCTCGTGAAGGTTCGCCGCGTCCATCGCGTCGCGTTCCCTCATAAGAGCGTCCTGCTCCTCTTTACGTTGCATCTCCAATTGCTGTATGCCCAAATTAAATTCGGCTTCCTTGTTGGCGTATTCCTGCTTTGAGATGAGACCTTGTTCTAATCTGTACTTTTCAAGCTTTAAGCTTTCCTCTACGTATGCCTTTTCGTTCTCCAGCTTGGTTTCCGTCGAACTGTTCTCCAGTTCTTTAGCTTGCATCGAAAGGTTAAGAGCCGTTAACGCTGTTTCCATCTGCTTTATTGTCTCAGCCTGTAATGCACGTTTTTGGTTTTCCGCGTCTTGCGCTGCCTTTATTGCGGCTTGTGCTTTGGCGCTCTCTGCTGCCTTGTAAGCTGCTGCATTGGCTTCTATCTGTGCCTTTACGATACCGCTCGCTTGGTTCTCCAGTTCTTTACGCTTCGCGATATAATCCGCTTGTCGTGCCTGTAGGTCTGCCAGCGCTTGCATCTCGGCGCGTCTGTCTTCCTTGCTTGTGTAGCTCAATTCGTTTTGCGCCTTGATTTGGTTATACTTCTGTTGCAACACGCCTATCTCGGCTTTCTCCATTTGCTTAGAAATCGCTATAGCTTTTTGGGCTGCCGCGATTCGTTCCTTGGCGGTCTTTAGCTGGTCTCCTGCAATGGTTCGTTGCGCTTCCAGTTCCCTGCGCATCGCCGACAATGTTACGAGGTTATTCGTTTCCGCCTCGTATATTGCAAGTTCTTGCTTGGTGAGCGCCTTTGCCGAGTTCGCTGCCTTCGTGGTCTCCTCGGTAATCAGACCGATAGACGAAAGCAAGTTGACAACCTTTTCGCTCGCCCACTCGAAAGCCTTTGCGACACCGCTCAACATGTTGGTGATGCTGTCGAGTATCCGGGAGAAAATAACCTCGAACGGAGCGAATGCCGCCTTTAGGTTTGCTGCCATCTCACTGTTGCGTTTCATCAGCTTTTCGATAGTGGACACGAGAACAAGGATAACCGACACGACCGCCAATATGGGGTTAGCTTTCAACGTAGCGTTAAACACCTTTAAAACGTTAACGCCCCCCGACAGAGAGGTAGCCATAGCCGCCGTAGCCCCGGAAAGCCCTTGTGTGCTGCTCATGGCTTCCTGTATGCTTTCCGCATAGTTACCTACGTTCCTACGGTTATCGCCTACAGCCTTTTCCATATCCTTAAGCCTGTCGCTTATTTCCTTTGTCTCAGTGACGAGCTTTTGTCCCTCTTCCGTGTTGTTGCGCGTCGCTGCACTCATGGCGTTTAGCTCCTTGGTGTTCTTTGCAAGCTGGGCACGCAATGCGTCTACGCTGTCCTCCTGGCTGTTTAAGAGCGTCATGTTGGTCTTGATAGCTTGGTTATTCCCCGATATGGAGGAATTAACGTCCAACAACTGCTTTTTCAATTCTATTTGAGCCTTTGCCGCATCGCCTACCGCCTTTTTATACTCGTCTTGACCGATCGTCCCAGTCTTGTACGCCTTTCCTGCCTCGTCCAGCTGCTTCTTTTCGTCCTTAAGCGCCGCCATTAACCGGCTCTTCGTTTCTGCCAGTTCGACGGACTTTGCTATAAGAGCGTCCAGCCCGTCGAGGGCGGAAGACGTATCAAACGAAAGGTCTAATAGAGTAACTTTTTCTGTTGCCATAATCCAAATTATTAATTTTTAACCGCGATTAACGTAACGTTCGCATTTCCTGTTGACGGGTCCCAATTGCTTATCGTTCGGAGATAAAACCAGTAGTTAAGCTCACCTATGAAATAAAGCGCGTCGGACTTCATTTTCTGTATATCAAAATATGATAGGTTCATTTTAGCCGTAACCTGCCAACCCGGGGAGAACCTTTCATAATGCCCTGCTATCGTAGCAAGGTAACCGCTCGCACGGTTGAAATAGTTATCTGGTACGTACGAGCCTGCCAACCTAATCATAGAGGCGTACGGTCTTTGCGCACCGGGGTTTACCGGGAACGCGCTCTCGCCTACTGTCTCCTGCGTAGATATAGCGCCGCCATAACCGCCTACTGTCTGTTTAAGTGAGCCTACCTGCACTGCGTATGTTCTTGCCGCGCCAGCGGTTTCTGCAACCTTTATACTTGATTGGTCTATTTTCCCCGTCCAGTCTACCCGGTATGTGGAAATCGTAGACGGGTTGATAAATGGTTTAAGTGTCAATGCAAACGGTTTGGACTTAAATTCATACGTCCAACAAAACGCTTTGCAGAATGCCTGCACAATCCCGAAAGGCGTATCTATGCCCATTGTTTCCACCAAGTCCCAGGCATACTCCGGGGCTGTAACTGAATTAATTCTGAACGATATATAGTACGCCTCCGCATTCGGTACGGTAGTAACGGGCGTTCCCGAATATACCATAGACGAGGCGGCGGTAGTGAAACCGAAGTTCAAATCGTGTGTCGGTCTTGGCGTAACCAAACAAGACTTAGAGCTCGGACTTACCGGGCTGTACTTGTAATTGCCATCGGGTCTTACAGCACCGCGTGCAAACGCCAAAGCGAATGTACCGCCGTTGCTTCTAAGGTAAACGGTAGAAGGCGCGGAAGCCGGAAGGACAATAAACGAATCGTCGGTAAACCTTAAATCGAATTCCGAACCAGTCATGTAGGTAAAACACGTGGCTACCTCGTTGTTTTCCGCTATCATGTAGTTAGCAGCATATACCGAGCCGTCCAGCCCGTCGTGCGCGCCTTTAAAAACCAACTGGCTTTCCGCGTCCTTGTAATCACCTGCTTTTTTTGTGACCCGGTCTGCGATGTATGACATAAGCAAGGGCTTTGACCCGTTCGCCGCGTATATCGTAGGTATGGTAACGTTGTCGGGGTACGCGTAATTAAGGCTATCTATGTACGTCGAAAATTGATATGCCGGTGTCTCGAATTTAGGTATGGCAACCACCGGGGCGCGCAATGTCGAAAGCTTCGATATGTTTTCTATCAGTTCGAGGCTATATCCGTCCTCGTCTGCCGTTACACGCACACGGAACAAACCGCTACCGAACGGAATATTGAAGCCCCCAAAATACAATTCGGCGCGGTACGGGGATGTTCTTATGAACTTCCCCGGGAAACGCTCGGAACGGAATACCCGGTCATTCACTTCTGACCGGGGTACATTGATTGTCCCGGAGTAACTAACCGTTTGCTCCGTAAATTTCAAAGGGTCTGGGTTGTTGATAGTAAGTTTCACCGAGTTAGCGGAAACACCGTCTATCGCTTCGCCATTAATTCGTATTGTTAGATCCATATTGTTAAGGTTCTATAATTTCAAACTTGCATTTAAACGCGGCTACTCGTCCCGTTGCACCGCCTTGTATGTTCAGCGCGTTCGGGTTCTGTATCGTAACGCGTGCCCACTGGTTGGTAGCCAAAGGGAATACTCCGGCAACCTCGCCCGAACGTGAAAGCCAGTACAGTGCGTTTTGGTTATCGTCCGTTACTACTACGTTTATCGTAACGTCGTAGGACAACACGCGGTTGCCACCCGAGAAGCTAACCAGGTAAGTAGGCACAATGCGGTATTGGTCAAAATACATCGTATCATAAGCCCCTTTGCTGTTAAGCCATCGAAGCGTTACGCGTTTATTGGGGTCTGGGCAATACGGGTATTTATGTTCAAAACGTGCCCAGCCCCAGGTAGACACGTCGTTTGCGGTTCTGAACTCTCTATTGTACAGGTTTGGGCCGTCCAATATGGAGGTATTTGCACATATCGTAGATGCGCCCACACCGTTAACCCGAACACGTAGTCTACCGTCCGAGTTTGCCGTAAGTTGCCCGTATCGTAGGGCAAAGTTAAACGGTGTACCCGTTAACGGACTTTTGAGAAACGAAGCACAGCTAAAGTCCACTTGGTTAAACAGTCCGTTGCCGTAGTCCGATAGGTTGCGCGTACTCGCTGTTGTCGCAAACTGGGCGTATGCCGCGGGGGTGTGTATAACGCGTATCAAGATAGACTTTAACGTACCCTCCATGTATTGCAGCGACACGCTATCCACGAAATCGGTAAACCCCAGCCCTGCGTTAATGCTCTCCGTTATGCTCGGCATGGCTGCTGCCATCATTGACATATCCAATACCGCGCCCTCGTACGGGGTGACTACGGCCGTTGCCTTTGTAGCCCCGTTACGTGAAAAGATAAGGGATATACTCGTAACCGAACCGACTTGCTCCAATCGTATAGGGCAGTAAAGACCTGCGCCTATGCCGTTGATTGCCATAATACCAGCCGCTGTTGCCGTCTCGTTGTTTAATAGATTTCTTATAATCATCGCTTTTTAGTTAAAATGGTTAATATCTCCGCCCGTACTATCCGGGACACCTCTACCGTGATACGCTGCACCATCTCGGGGGTTAGTATAGAGCTTGCTACGCCGCCTTCGTTGTGCTCGTTGGGTACTTTAATACCGTCGCGCTTGATAACGTATGCTATCGCGTATGCCGCTTCTTCGGGTATGTCCGTTCCGGCGTTCGCGTTCTTGTCTTTAATCCATTGCTTGATGGCAGAGATTGGAGGCATCGTGCCGGGTCTACGTCCGTCTTCCATCTGATAGATGTATGCCGGGGCTACGATACGAACGCCACCGGGGTATTCCTCGACTTGTGTTTGCTTATCGAAGTTACCCGAGGCGTTCAGCTTCATAGAGTAGTAGTTGGCTACAATCTCATCACGAATCTTTTTAACCGCCTGTACTACTTCGCTGTTCATGATTTACAAGTATTTAAACCAGGCGTAGGGTTTACGGTTTTTTAAGTATTCGGTATCGTGGTCATTGGCGTACGCCTCTTTCTCGAAACTCATCCTATCATATGGCTTATCATTAGGGTCACATGGCTTCTTCTCGAAGCTCCACGCAAAGTAACGTATCACCCATTCGATACCGTACCAAACGTAAAAAGGCACATAAAGCATTTCGCGCATCTGTTTGGTGTGGATGCTTTCGTGCCTTATGGTCTTCTCACCTATATAGGCATTGCCGCGAACGAACAACACGCCAAAGAGGTTAATCGCTTTGAAGCCCTTAAAGGGGATAAACTTGTTTCTGATAATCTTCATATTTTCTTGTGCCGTTCATTAGTTAACGACGCACAAAAGTACGTAGTAAATCACTACGAAACAAACCGCGTCAAGTCTGCTATCCGAATTTATATACATCCAAAACGGCCTCCCACCCCGATTTAATACTATCGTATTGGTTCTGCACCTTCGACAAGCGAATAGCGCCAACCTCGTAGCCGCACACGAACGGTGCTAACATCTCTTGCAAAAGCCGGTCGGTGCGTATCAGCGTCGCAATCTCTACGGCATCATCGCGCATATACTCGGACGTACCCATACAGCGTATTACGATTGAATAACCGTTGCTCCTCGGTACGTTCACGTCGTTATAAAAGCCCGTGGTTATATCCAGGGTGAAGAAGTCCACCGATAAACTGTTAGCCGCAACGTTCTGCACGGCTGTATCTCCGAATATGAGAGGCAGTCCTAAAGCTGCCGCACGTGTATTCGCTGTGTTATAAATGGTTTCAAAAGTCATATGTTAACGGTTTTTTGATTGTTGTTTCTTTAGCTCTCGCTTTTCCTTCTCTATCTCGTCATTACGTTTGGCGATAGCCAGCATAGCATCCGAGTAGTTGATTTGCTTTGCCTCATCAAAGCTACAGTGGAAAAGCTCGGCCGTTACCTGCACAAGTCCGAGAAGGTTCTTTGCCTGCTTGATATTCTCATCGCCGGTCAACGCGCTTTCACCGCCTTTGCCGTGCATGTTTTGGAAAATCACCTGTTCGAGGCCGTCGGCGATTTCCAGCTGTTTAACTATGAACTTGTCAAGCTTGACAGCGTCCACGACGGTAACGGGTTCGTAGTTGTCATCCGTCCATGCCTTGATACGTTCTAACACGTCCTCGGCTCTTCGCGTCTCCAGTATGGCCCACAAGCCTATCTCCTCGATATCCTTAAGGCGGTACACTGCTTTGCCGTTACGGGTTGCAACCTGGGAAGGCTTCAGATACTTAATCATGTCTTTGAGTAGACGTTCCTCGTCCAGTGTCATTCGCACCGTGCCATCGGCTGGCATGTTCGCGATACGGAGCATCGCCGCGCGGTTACGGATATTAGCAATTTTGAAAGATAGTCTAAAAAGTAAATTCTTCATTTTAAAGCGTTTTAAGCGACTTTCTTTGTCGCGGTTAGTAGTTACCCACTATTAGGGGAGAAAAGCCCGTAGAGGGCAAGCAAATGCTATTTAGGGCGGTATTTACGTATTAGGTAATCTACGCCATAACGCAAAGCGTCGAGTGAGTGGTTCCAGGCATCTATAGGTTCGTTGGTGTACGTATCGGTTGTCTCGTCCTTTATCCACTTGTAGTTGTCCAGCTCGTCCAGCATCTTAACGCTGCGTTTCGTTACGTGCAGTTTGAACTGCTTCACCTGGGCGATACCCGCAGAGATTGAGCCTCGTCCCTTCACGCACGGTATCGCTTTGATACGTCTTTGCTGTAGCTCCACAATACTCTTTTGCTCTGCACTATCGCACACCGTTATCACGCGGTCCAGTGCGTTCGCATTCAAGTAGTCCGCTATATGGCTGTTAAGCAAGCCTTGTTCATAGCAAAGCAAGTCTACGTACAAGTCCCAGCCCTCCATGCGTATGTCGACTATCGCGGTGGGGTCATTCACGAAACCGAAGTCAAGTCCCAGGCACCTACCCGTGTAAGTTTCCGGCATATCGTCTATTACTTCGTACTCGGGGTAAACGTTACCCTCTACGCCGCCCGTCAAGCCCTCACCATACACGCGCCACCAGTTGGCATCGTTCTTGTTCTTCTCGATGGCTGCCACTTGTTCGGGGGTCAAGTACGGGTTATCCTTGTACGTCGAATGTATCGTGGTGTATCTGTCACCTACGAACTCGGTCTCGCCCCAAAACTTACGTACCGGGTTAAAGTCGATAATAATCTTTTTACGTGTACGGACATCAAGCTGCCTAAAGATTTCACGCGGTATGCCCTGGGCCTCGTTCACATACAGAATATCACGTGCGGGGCCGTGCACCTTCCCGGCATTATCGCACGAGAAGAACTCTATTATCGTGCCGTTCGGGTATTCGTATGTACTTTCCGTTTTATTAAACTTGTTCTCGTCCCAGTAGCCCTCCGCGGCTACCATCGCTTTAAAGTCGCGGAGCATACCACGTTTTACCATAGGGAACGTAGCCGCCACACACGAGATAACGAGCGGTTGCGGATTGTTCAATGCAAGTATGTGCAACATCTGTAGGATCGCCCATGTCTTACCGCTACGTGTGCCGCCTTTAGAGGCTACGCCGCGTATCTTCGGGTCTACGAAAGCCGCCAATATCTTTTCAAAAGTAAATGTAACGTTCACGCTTTAAATGCCTCCTAACTTCTGTAGGTTCTTCACAGCGTCCTCTGAAAGCACGTTAACCTGCATAGCCTTCGTGCCGGCTTCCTTGCCGTTGCTTGTAACGTCCTTAAGGTCTCGTAGTCCTCTAAGCTTCGCCATGTAGTTAGCATCCACCATCCCGGCGAGGGCCGCCTCGTCCATCTCGGTTGTGATGAGTTCCTTTATCAGAGTGTAACCGAGTAGAAGGTTCTCGGCATCGGGGTTCGTCTCGGAGGCCTTTTCCAGCTTCTCTATGTTCTTATTGAAGTCTTTTATAGACCAGCCTATGAAAAGGCAGAATCCGCCAACAGAGGGCGCGCGTTTCTTCTCCACGGGTACCTTCTGCCCCGCAGCTGCACCACCTTTCAATATCTCGTATTGGATATAGGGGTTCCTCTCGCAAAAATTCATGTACTCCGCTACGTAATTAATACACTCGTCGATGCTGCTAAGCGTGGCGCCTTTAACGCCTCGTGTCTGCACGACTTCATAGAGTTGTGAGCATGCCTTTAGCTCGTCCTTTGGTTTCGGGGGTGTCCCGGTTGCCTGGCCCTTCTTGATTTCCTTTTTCGTATCGGGGGCGGCTTCTTTCTTTGTTCTTCCTGCCATAAGCGTTAATTGGTTTTGTGCGTGCATGGGATGTTAGATAATGTCCGTGTGCGCGCGGTCTATTACTCCCTTAAGAGTGTGGGGGCAAAAGTACATAACTTCCTGCCTCAAACCAATCCGCAATCAGTCGTGAAAATCAAAAACATTTTACAAAGTAGGGGGTGGCACAGATAACGCGCTATCACACAACGAGTTACAAGCGTTTTTGCCTACTGTGCCAGGCCGCGTTTTGCTGGCACACCTCGGGTGGCACAGATAACGCGCTACGTATCAGACCGTTAGAGCGACTGTGCCACTGTGCCAGGCAAAAAGCGATTTTCTAACACTTGGTTTATAAATAGTATATATTACTGCTATCTCTACATTGCAATTACCATATATTTTTCCAAATAAAGTGTTATACCTATTTTATACTATTTAGTGGCACAGTGTAGATAACTATATATAGTTCAGTGAGTTATCTGTGCCACTTGCTGTGCCACCCTATATTTTTCCTGGCACAGTAACTGTTAACGATATTGTGAATCAGCAAGTTAAGTGAGACAAGGACTGTGACACGCCTATATTTTTTACTTGCCACATTTGATTATCAGCGCGTTAGCACGGTGCGACTTTTGATAAGCATTTTTCAATTAACAATCTAAACACTTTTTAAGAATTGAGCTTTCATAAAATATAATGACAAAGGGCGATTTCTGACTATTTGTAAGCCGAAACCGCCCTTTTGCTATCATTTTTTAAAGGTATATGCTATTCGTAAGGGGCACTATCATTTAGTAACTTTAAGGCATTCCCACCTATCAAATTGCCAACCTCCACCGTCCGCGTTCCAGTGCCAAATCATTATCGAACCATCCGGGAAAAGAGTTGCCCGGCTTATCCTTCCTTGCTTGTCGATGGTGTATCGCCTGGGCACGTCCTGCTCGTTCCGCTTCTCCTCATCGCGCCTGGCTTCATCACAGAACAAGTATTGGCGCTTATTCACTTCCTGCTTATACGTGAAGTCCTGCTCACCGATATAAGTTGCCAGCTTATCAAGCCATTTCCTGCACTCACGGGCCGATACGTTACCGCGCCCCCGTCTATCCTTTTTCACTCCCTTCTCGAAGCCGTACCGCTTTATGAACTCCCATATGATGAAGGCGTGTACGTTGAGGCATTGCGCTATGTCCACGAATTTAACTCTCATACTTCTCGCCCTCCTTCATTCCACGGGTTGCCATAAACTTAGCCACCTGCCAAAGAACTGCTACAATACCTACGGTGAAAAACACTACCGTGAACCCTGCTACTACTTTAATTAATGTTTCAGCCATCCCATTATATTTTTTGCTATGTATAACACCACTGCCACACACCCTAAAACGTAAATGCCAACCAGCATTACGAACATCAAAACCATTGTTGCTTTTTCCATCATATCTTTTCAGTTACATTGTTAATACCATCACCCCGGGAGACAAGTTTTAAGGCGCTCCCTTGCCTTTTATACACCGCATACACGCAACCGTTCACTACGGAATAGTTCATGCCTTGTTGGCCCTCGTAATAGGCGATACACTCGCCCGGTGTCTTTGGCTTAATCTTGACTACGGTCTTTGGCTTAACCTTGACTACGGTCTTTGGCTTAACCTTGACTACCGTCTGCGGCCTCTCCTCGGGTACAGGTTTCAGCTCTCTTATCTGGACGTACCGGTAGGTCGTTCTATCTGAGCTATATGTTATTATATCGCCCGAAGTGAGGCCCTCCCAAAAACACGCAACGGTGCGTGATTCTACCGGGGACACTAATACTAAGCCGGGCTCTAGGCTACCGTACCCAACTAAAATAACCCTATCACCGTAGAACATAAATTCCTTTCCTGCGTAGTTAAACGCGAATTCTTTACTTGTCATAATTTTTTTTATCTGGTTATACACTACTAACGTTTGAACCGTTTAAAAGGTTCACGCCTTTTTGGAATAAAATTCCATAAGTTCTTTAATACTCTCCATCAGCCCGTCTTGCGTCTCGCGCTTACCGTCGAGTGACTTTATTATTTTCTCGTCGATTGTACCGCGCGTTACTATATGGTGGATGGTAACGGGCTTGCCCTGTCCTTGGCGATACAACCGGGCGTTGAATTGCTGATACAGTTCAAGCGACCACGTGTTACCGAACCATACGATATTGTGTCCTCCCTTCTGTAAATTCAAGCCGTGGCCTGCTGATGCTGGGTGAGTAACCAGTACGGGAATCTTCCCGGCATTCCAATCGGCTATGTGCTCGGGCTTCTCCAGCTTCACGGGCTTGTACGCTTTCAACTTCTGCATGATACGTTCCAAGTCATGTTTATAAGAATAGGCAATAAGAACGGGCTCACCATTGGCGGCTTCTACTATTTCATCCAGCTTATCTAACTTTTCGTCGTGAAGGTCTTTAATGTTTCGTTCCGCATCGTATATCGCTCCGTTCGCGAATTGCTGTAACTTATTCGATAGGGCTGCTGCACTGGCCGCGCTTATCGGTTCGTCCGAGTTTATAAGCTCCAATATTTGTTCCTTCTCGAAGTCTCGGTACATTGCCAATACTTTAGGTGCAAGGTCTACGTAGTCATACAGCATAATCTTATCGGGCATCTTTAGGTAGTCCTCAGCCGTCATTGATATGGTTATGTCACTGATAAGGTCACTGATTTGCTGCTCCGTTTCGCCCTGGGGCGCTTTCAGTTCATAAGTGTAAACTATATCTCCGTTCCTCTTTCCGGGTCTGAAAAACCTATCCCGGTACGCCGTTACCGTTTTGCCCAGCCGTTGACCTTCGTCAATCAGATACATTTGGGCAAAAAGGTCTATCAGTCCGTTAGGGGCTGGCGTTCCTGTGAGGCCCACAACTCGGGGGATGAACTTACGTACTTTGCGCATAGCCCGGAAACGCTTAGAGGCGTGGTTCTTAAAACTGCTCAACTCGTCAATAACTACCATATCATAAGGCAATTTAACGCCTCCATGCTCCAGGACGAGCCAAACAATGTTATCACGGCTCACTGCATATATATCGGCCTTCGCTGCCATCGCCTCGCGTCGTTGCTTTGCCGTACCGTCAATCACGGAGATAGTAAGGCCCTGCAAGTGTTCCCAGTTCTTTATCTCGTCGCTCCACGTTACTTGTGTCACTTTCTTCGGGGCGATAATCAGGGCATTACTAATAATGCAGTTATCTAATAGCTCCTTTATGGCGGTCAACGTGGTAACGGTCTTGCCTAAACCCATATCCAAGAACAAAGCGCAATACTCGTTGTCTATTATGTGGTTCACGCCTCGTACTTGGTAATCATGTAAATTGCTTCTATTTAACATTTCCATCCTCCTTAATAACCTTTTCGCATAGGCTTGTTAACCTCATAAGTTCTAACCTTATACGCATAACGTCCAGTATTGGGGCGCTTCTCATTGCATCTAAAACCTTGTCACTATTACCGTTTACTTTAGTTTGTAGGTGGCAGCCCTGGGAGGCTACCTCTACACTTATATAATTACACTTTGCCATCACCTTACATTAATTTAGTTTTATACCATATGCAAATACTTTTGAAGTCCCTTTCCTCGGGAAGCTCGCCAAGTTGTTTACGGGAAAGGAAAATAACGTCTTTGGTTATATCCTCCTCGAGTTGTTTCATTACCTGCTCCTTGTTGCCATACTTCTCATCGCGCACATACAGCGCACCGCTCTTTAAGCTAAAGTACAAGACCAAACGGTATTCAATCTCTTCTTTTAAACTTCTCTTTTTTATGATTTCTGTTTTTTAATTTGATACTACAAAGATAACCCTTTTCCCGGTACGTTGTTTATTTCCTTAACATTTCTTAGGAAAAAACTTATCGCACTGTCCCGGCTTTCCAGATCATCTATGACGAATACCGTGAAGCCGAGTGCCCTTAACTTCTCGTGGATATATGTTTGTATCTTAGTTGGTTTCTTGCCCGTGGTCTTAATCTCGGCAAAGCCTACATACCCACCCTGGCAAAGTATCATTCTATCCGGCAAACCTTTTATAAAGGTGGATAATAGTTTTATTACCCACACCTTTTTTGTTCGGTTAAGCTTTTCGGAGAATGTACGCTCCAAATCTTTTTCACTTATTATATCCTTCATTCCCCAATTTGTTTTCGAATACCACTGTCTCGGAGAACTCCCCGGCATCGTGGTCTACTGTCGTTGTATAGATGCGCCCGTTATACTCGCCCCTATACTTTAAAACCTCTCCGTTATGTACTATCTCGTCTCCGATACCGTACGCGTATTCTTGTCTGCTTATCATAACGTGAATTGAATTGCTTTGTTTTCTAACTTAACATTGCTTAAGAACTTGGGGTACGTACCATCCGCACGCTTTGCCGACATATCACGGTATGAAAACTTGTTGCCTTCCGTTCCAAGGTAGCGGAGCAAATGCTCATTGCCCGTTATGATATAATCGTGCTTCTCGTAGAGCGTACCTGTGTACCCTATCTTTAGCGAGCTTCTGTGGCTGCCAAGGCTGGTATATTTTAGCTTGAACGTCCGGGGCGGTAGGTGCGTTTCTGGGGCAAAATACCAATGCTCTCGCGTCGAAAGGGTCGCGTACAAGTGGCATCCCTCTGCGTCGACACCCAAATACATATAGGGGGTGTTACCAGCCATGAACACCGAGTAACCGACATACTTACCGTTCCACTTCTCACCCTCAACATAGAACATTGCAGGCTTTAATGTCTCGCCCATGCAAAATACCGTCGTGTCGTCGCTTTCCTCGTCCTCTACGAGCTTTTCTGCCTCGGCTGGTGCAACTACCTTGGTTTCCTTTGAAACTTCCTTAGATAGCTCCGCAATGCGATACTTGCATATGTGGATAATCTTTTCATAGTCAAGCGTCCGTTCCTCTCCCTCCTTGGTTCGGAGAACGCGTTTCACTATGTCCGCGTCCCAGGGGTTAAGGTTATACTCTTTCCAAATGTCCCATGGTTGTATGGCATGCTTTGCATAATCGGACTTTCCTACGTTGTAACTCTGTACGTTTTCATTTGTTGACATAACACAATATTATTTTATTTGTTTTGAACTCCTTTTTATAAACCTCCCGTGCCATCTCCACGGTTGGAAATACCCCATCTCCGGGGGTCGGATAATAAGAGGTACGTTCCCCTGCGTTTACTGCGATAACTTTTAAGATAGTAACCATTTTAATTGTTTTCTACATTAATGAACTCCGTTAAATCCTTCATGCTCGTTTCTGTAAGTTGGCGCGTGTAGGTCTGTCCCAGCATACCAATAAACGGTTTGC